ACCTTGTGCCACGTATTAGGATCTCCCTCCTCGTCATCCACATCTGGCTCAAAAATGTGTGCGAAGATGCTATCATTCTCCACCTCTCCGCGGAGGATAGACTTATAGGCATCCAGCATCTCAGTAAATGGCGTATCGAGCTTGTCGCTGGCGGTTGTGATCACGAACGTAAGGGGATTTCGCCTTGCACCCATTGACGAGGTCAGGACACTCTTTAGCGCATCACTCTCCGCCTGTGCATACTCGTCGATGATCACCAGTGAAGCATTCAGACCATCCAATCGGTCTGCAGCAGACGACAGGCAACGCGCAATAGACATCTTCCCTGGCATTCGGTTGAACACCTGTTCACGGTTGATCTTGAAGCGTCTGAGCTGAGGATCAAGCGCGCGCAGGATCTTGGAGATCACCCCGAAGCACACCTGCGACTGCTGATAGCTATTACTACCTACGTAGCTCTCTGCATTAGCATCCCCATAGAGGAGGTCATACACAGAGAGCGTAGCAATGGAAGTCGTCTTACTAAACTTACGTGGAACGAATAGCAGAACATCACGAACAAGTCGCCTTTCTCCGTCCTCGTGGTAGAACCAAAAGATATTCGTGAACTGGAAGACCTGCACTGGAGTAAGAGCGAAGAATACCATACCCTCGGCAGACGGGAGGCGGATATTTTCGTAGAACGTGATGAAGTGACGCACCTTCTCGTCTCGAAGTACATACTTGTCCACCTTGTGCAGGAAGCGCTCAATAGACAGAAGCTCATACACGTTGTGCAGGCTTGGATGCTTGATGCACTCGCGGATATACCCCGATAGGCGCTTGTCGAGCTTATTGAAGCGCGGGTATGGTATCTTAGCGCTTCGCAGCCGCTCTACGACCGCGCTTTTCAGTGCTGTCGCTTCGCTTTGACTTAGTTGTTTCGTCATATATCTGCTGGAGTATGTGGTTGAGCTTGTCTACCTCGTCACCGCTCGTGAACTTCGCTGTGCGTACGGTCATCTGAAGCTCGGACAGCTGTGCGCGGAGTTCCTTAGACGCTTCGATAAAGATGGACCAGGCAGGATTAGCTCGCTTGCGTGAATCGCCCTCACGGCTGGTCTCTTCGACCACTATGCCATCAGACATCAGCACAGCATAAGACTCCCTGCACACACCAGCCATCTGCGCTGTGGCCGATATTAGCGGCTCAAACGCTGGGGAGTATGCGCCAAGGGCCTTTAGCCCATCTCTTAGGAAGCATGCGGTTTCTTCTTGCGTCATTTTGTAGAGGGCACTACATAAACCCAGCGGAATGGCGCATTTTGACACCACTTTACCCCCAAAACTTTTCAGCCCACGCCAGCACCCCCACGTGACTTTGAGAACTCGCGCAAAGAAAAGGGAGCGAGGGGTGGTATGCAGGGGGCCTTTCCTTCCACAAAAATCGCCTCCCCCTCTTCCTCGGAAAGTGATTTTTCGGTCGTCGAAAAAAAATGCGAGGAGGGCGGAAAAATGTATCTAAAATATTGAGAAATAGCGTTTTAGATTTGGTGGTTTCGATTTTTTGCCCTATCTTTGTAGTACAAAATGAGAGGGAAACGCCCCAATCATTTTGCAACGGAAACGAACGTAAAAAAGCCCCGCGCTCGTTTCACAACGAACAACGGGGCTGCCATTTTTAAAATATCAGTACAAAGGTATGGAAACTATTCAGACCTACCAAACGACCTATGCAGTCGCTACGAGCTTCATCCCTGAACTCATCCAAGTAAAGAACGTGAACGGCATCCAGTGTCTCCTATCAGACGAAGCTATAGGCTACGACATCGACGAGGAGACGGGTGAATACCCTGACATCATGGAGTACTACCTAACTCAACTAAACGAAAGCACATGCAAGCAGCTTAACGATCACTTTGGCCTAATCTTTGCACGCTGCACAGCCCTTGACTTATGGGTACTCCTCGTGCCACACTGTGGCACAGGATGGGACTACGTCAGAGTTACCACCGACCTCGAGGAGTGCGCTGCTCCACTCGGATCAAGCAAGCCAAACTAACCAACAAAAAGAATAAAGGACATGGAAGCAAAGAGAATCAGCCCGTACAGAATCTGGCACGTCATCGTAATCATGAAGAGACTTTCAACAGCATCAAGAAAGCGCCTTGAGGCAAAGGGCTTTACCTCTTCTGCTTTTTCAAAATCCCTAATGTGTACGTGTGGGCCTTTTGAAACAGCAAAGAAGAAGCAAGCAGAAGTACAAGGGTGTCTAAGAAAAGGGGACCTTGTGGAGACGCTGCTAATAACAGATAGACAGCTCTTACTAATGACGACAAATTTTGGTCATTAGCCACCAACCGAAGACCCCGCCAGTGACGACATAGCTGGCGGGGTGCGAGATCTTTACAACAACAAAAAAACAATAACAAAAGGCACAAAAATGTACATTATCAGCACAGACAAAGTACCATACACTGAAATAAGCGACATTGTAGGCCTACCTATTGTAGGCTACAGGTATGGAGAAGCCCCAGAAGAAGGACGCTCTTACAACTATAGAGACCAGGAGTGGGAGCCAGGGGTGTCCCTCGCACAGTGGGGGCAAATCCCTGAAATCTGGTCATTTGCAATCTCGGACGTGTCTCACAAAAAAAAGAGATACTATAAGGGTGTAATTGCAGGGACTGGCGGTGATGACGAGGTGTGTATAAAAAAGCACAAAGAGATCACCTACAAAGAGTATCTAAGGCTCAGAAAAGAGCTATATACGTCAAGTATAGCCTACTTAGACTATCGTATAAGCAGACTAAGGTACTTAGTCAGTGCGGGCTACTCACCCGCGGACTACATGGCCGCAAAAGCGGATAAGTTCGAGGAGCTCCGAAAAAAGATCCTCAAGAGATCAAATAAAAATAAGTAAAAAGCGCCCCGCCGCCTATCTTAGACGGCGGGGCGC